ATAATAAAGACTTTTTATATAATTTGATTAATACAACTTTTTCAAAAAATAAATACAGAACAACTTTAGTTGTTTTAGATATTGATAAAAATTCATTAGGAAATGATCCACAAGTTAAAAATTTCGTTGATTATGATTATAATAAATTAATGACAGACGCTACATTTTATAATCTTATACCAACGGAAATGATGCTTATATTTCAATTAGACACATTGCTATCAGATAAATATCATAATAATATTTATAATTTTATGGATTATGATTATGTTGGTGCTCCATGGAAAGAAAAAAAATATGGAGGCAATGGTGGTTTATCATTGAGACGCAAAAGCAAAATGTTAGAGATTATCAATGATAAAAATTATGATCATAATAAACCAAATTTCTATTATCACGAAGATGGTTATTTTTCATTTTATCCAAATATTAATACTCCTGAACAAGAAATTGCAAAAACATTTGCTGTTGAATCATATCATTATGACAAACCAGTAGGTATTCATAAATCTTTTTGTTTTTCAAATATTGAACAATATAAAGAATTGATTTCACATATTCCTAGATTATATGAATTACAAGTTAAATGTTTTGAATTATATAAATTATCACAACCATTTAAGACAAATAAAGATGGTTCATATAAAACAGATTTCTTTAGGAATTATGAAGTTATCCAATTCTTTTAAATAAAAATTGATTATTTTTCTTTTTATTATTAAAAATAATAATGGATTCGAAAACTATTGCAGAACATTTAACAACTGATATTAGCTTTATGCTTGATAATAGAAAGATATTCAATGATATCAATTTTAATTTATGGTATGATGAAATAGATTTCGATATTAAAGAAGTTGCTGAAGATGTTGTCGCTAAATTTCCAAATTCAAGATTACTTGAAGTTTATCACGATGGTTTTAAATTTAAATGGAATAAACATATAATTTATATAAAGAATTTTGATGAATATAATTAAAAATGATTATGATTATTATAATTCCAATTTTAATTTTTCTTTATCTTGATATTTATATTTATAATAAAGAAAAAGAATTGAATATAATTAATAATATTATTAGTAAATTTTCGAGTGCATCAAGTAATTTTAATGTTTCTAATGATGATAATAATGAAACAATCACGCTTAATTTTTATAATTATTCATTATTATTCACGACAAATATTATAAATGAATTTATTTCTTTTAATGACATCTATTATATTTATCATAATAATTCACATCACATATCACACAAAAGATTATTTTATAATTCAGCAATAAATGAGATAACAAATCCATCAGTTTTATATAAAAAGAATAGTTATGATGAATTGTATTATTTTTTGGATAATTACAATGATAAAAAAGCAAAGTTTATTTATATTGAATTAGTTGTATATGTTATAACTATTAATAAAAAGTTGAAATCATACAAAACAATAAAAACAACTTTTTATATAAAACGAAATATTATGTATAAAGATTTATTTCTATATTTCTTTAAAACTTTGATTAAAGATTCTAAATATAAATTTACAATTCCTAATGATTCAAGTCTTATCTTTAATAATAATAATAATAATGAAAATGATCAACAATTTAAGATTATCGATTATTATAATTCAGATATTGATAATACAAATCAATTAGAATATACACATAAAACAATAGACGAATATAATGATTTCTATTATTCATAAAAAATGAGTTTATTTTTATTATTCATAAAAATCATTAAAAGATGAATAAAGATGAATTAGTATCAATGATTATTTATGGTATCAATAAAGCCTTTAATGGCGAAAATGATCCATTCAATTCAATTATAAACATTAATGAATGTTATTTTATGTGCCAAAATGATATAAGGAAAATTGGAAAATCGGTTATTGATGGTTTATCTTCAAATATGACTGATGATTCAAATGATTCAAATAATGATGATTATACAGATAAAATGATTTCAGATTATTATTATATATTCAAATACAAAGGTTATTATACAATCATTAATTATAAATGCGATATTTGGAATATGGCAGAATTTCAATTAAGATTTATGAAGACAAGAAGCGAAGCATTAATTAACAGATATGGAGATTAAAGAATTATTGAACACGAATGTCTTGATATTCTCTATAAGTAAATTTTGGCATAATACTTCCAACTTGAGTTTCAGCAAATGCTTGATTTATATCAGTTCCTTGAAATAATAATTTAGATTCTATAAAAATAGGGGTTGTTAATTGTGCTTGTCCTAATGAAGTGCAAATAGGCGGTCTATAGAAATTTTTATTATCACCATTACCTCTATAAGTTTGTTTATAGTTAATTGGGTCATAAACTCTGACATAAAGCTCACTATCTTTTGGTAAATTTTTAATAACATCTACTTTTAAATTTTCGGGTTCTCGCGTTTTTAATATATCATTTAAATCATAAGTTGCACTTTTACTGTCTTTATTTTCATAGCCTTCTTTAAGTATTAATTTATTATTTACGACTGATGTCGATAATGGCGTTTCAGTTGATGAAACCAGAGGAGGTGCTGCAGGTGATGAAGGAGTTTGTAAATATGCTTTTAAGTCATCTAAATTAACAGCAGAAGGAGAATTAGTTGATAAAGATTTTGTATTTTTAATGGGTGCCGAATAATATAATTTGTCTAAATCTTCTTTGACTTTAGTAAAACTAATATCTTTAGATTTTCTATCAATCTTAATTCTATCTTGTGCTAATAATTTAAGTTCTAATAAATTGAAATGTTTATTAAATAATTCTAATAAAACTTTTTTAGATAATAAGATTGCTGTTAATACATCTCGTTCAAAATTTACAAAATTCTTACTTTCTATCATCACTAAAAATAAATATTGATTACTTCTCAAATGTATATAACAATCACGGATTGGCATTACCATTTTTTCAGGAACTTCTTTTTTATAAGTCTTTTTATAAATCTCAGTTAATTTGAGAATAAGATTTCTTTTAGCAATTGAACTCTCAATGTGATTATTAGCCTCATTATTTTGAAGTTTAACTAATTTATCATATTCAAATGAATTATAAAGATCTTCTAGTAATTTATCTTTAGTAATCATAACATTTTCTCGAATTTCATCAGCTGTTGGTGGTCGATCAAGAATTTTGCGATATAATTCGATAACATCATATTCAGATATTTCTTCTTTTTTATCAGGATCATCTGGTATAAATTTAAAGTCAATTAAATCTTCAATAGTATTTTGATTATAACTGCTTTCTTGATTTGCAAAATCTTCACTGAAATAAATATTATTATTTCCGATAATTATAATAATTACTATAATTATTAATATAATGATGGTCGCTATTAATAATTTCATTCTATTTATTATATAGATTGTTTAATAAATGAAAGATTTTGATAATTATTCAAAAGAATTACTTAAAATAACACCCACGCTGAGATTTATATTTGGCAAAAGAGATAAACAAACACTTTCACATTATGAAAATAGTTTAAGTGATGATTATATAAATCAAGTTAATCTTATTCTTGATAAATATAGAAAAACAAAAGATGTTGAATTACAAATAGAAATTTATTTAAATGATTTAAATCTTTATTATAAACTATATCTCTTATTATTCGAATCTCAAGCCAATTTCATTTTAATGTTTGATTATATGAATGAGGAAGTTTATCCCAAAAATGAGACTTATAAGCAATCGAGAATTAAAGATTTTGATGTCTATTTATCTTCAATTATTGCTCGTGCAAAAGAGGGATTAAAACTTAAAATAACATATCCAAAAGTTATTATTAAAAAATTTATGGAACAAATAAAATCTAATGATAAATATAAGTCTTTATATCAATTTATTAAAAAGGATTATTATCCCCATTGCAGAAATGAGATTGGAATGTGTTATTTGCCTAATGGAAAAGAAATGTATAAGAAGGTTATTAAAGAATCTATTGGGTTTTCTGATTTAACACCAGAAGAAATCCACCAAACCGGATTAAGTGTAATTAAAAATCGCATCGTAGGTGGTGATATTTACAATTCAAAAGAAGAATTATTTAACGATTGCTTATATTATGCAGATCATATTTATAAAACAGTTATTAATAAATATTTTCATTATCAAATGAAAAAACCATTTGTTATTCGAGAAATGGCAGATGAATTAACCGATACTTTCCCATTAGCTTATTTTGATGCTACTGAAAATAAAGTCTTTATCAATTTATCATATTATAAAGAAGTTAATAAAAGTGATACATATTCATTATTTATGCACGAATGTATGCATTATTATCATTTTGAATTTATGAAATTTTATAAGGTGCCCAAATATAAAATATATTTATATTCAAACACTGCTTTAGTTGAAGGTTTCGCACATTATATGGAAATTTATTGTGAGAATTATGACGATGATAATAATAGATATTCATTATTGCGAAAATTGCGATTGGTTCTTGATACAGGTATTAATTATTATGGTTGGACATATAAACAAGGACTTGATTATATGAATAAATATTTACCAGCTAAAAAGATTGATAATATTAATGAAGTTGATAGATGCATTTGCACACCCGGACAATCTCTTAGTTATTTAATAGGTAAATTACATATAATTAAATTGAGAGATAAATATTTAAAAGATGGTGGTAATATTAAAGATTTTCATCAGGAATTATTAACTGATGGATTAGCGAGTTTTAAAACAATTGATAAGAAATTTAGCGATTATTCCAGCATTTAATAAATGAAGGGTTATTTTCAAAATTAATTTTATTTTTATAATCACTTAGTGAATAATGACCCCATGTGTAATGGTTTGTTATTAATCCATTTAATGAAAATTTATCACTATCATTAATATTCCATTTTAATTCATTAAAACATAAAAGAGCAAAAAGACGTTCAAAACAACATCTTATTTGTTTATAATAAGTTTTATTTTCATTACTATTATTATTAAAATAACCTAATAATTTAAGAAAATTATATTTATTATTTAAATGTTCTAAGAAATCTAAAGAAATTATATTAGCAATACCAAAGCAACCACACCATAAATTTTCATTTATATATAAATTAATTAATTCATCTTTATTATTAATATTCTCTAATAATTGAAATAATAAAGGATAATTTTCATGTTTATATAAATTAAAATGCCATAAAAATTTAATATCTTTAATTTCATTAATTATATTTGCTGAAAGTTCTTTTTGAATAAATATTGAATCTTGAATAATAATCGCTTTTTTTGCTGGTTTATATTTAAGAAGATAGTAATATGGGAGAAATTCTCCGGCACCTTTAAATTCATTTAATTCTATAAATTTAAGATTATTATTTGGGTAATCATTATCATCAATACCTAATGAATTATAATCACAATTATCAATAATTATAATTATTTGATTATTATAAAATTTTCTTATACATCTTACTGATTCTTTCCATAATTCTTTATTTTCTGGTTCTCGAATATAAACCGGAAAAATAAAGATAAAGTCTTCCATTATATATAATAAATACTTTACTTTAATTTTTTAAGTAATTTATATATATAGAAAGATGAATAATATTGATGAATGTCAAATACTTATGAATGAAATTGTATCAAATCCTACAATTCTAAATTTTATTCCTTATGAAATCTTTTTATTAAAATTTCTAAAATTAACAGGACATAATGAAGTCCGAAAGTTAATGATTGATAATAAAAATTTTGATATATTACCTTTGAATTATATAACAAAAATCTTCGATATACTCAAATATAAATATATGCATTTGATTAAAATTAAAAAAGAGTTTTATATAGCTAATGATATTTATGATTATGTTATTAGTGATAATAATAAGTTAAGAGCTGTTATTTTAGATAAATTTTCTAAATTGAAATATGATGACAATGGAAAGAATGAATTATTTGATAAAAATATTAAATTGGTTTTGAGTAATTTCGATATATTAGTTGTTCAACATCAAATAACAGAAACCGAATCAGATTTAATAAGTAATTTATTTTTAAAAGATGATAATGAATTCAGATTAAATTTAAGAAATTATACAATTGAAAATTTTGATTCGATTAATGGTAATTCTTATAGTAGGGAAATAATAGTTGCTAATAATAAAAATATTTATTTTAAATTTAATCGTGAATTATATGAATATGATAGGGAATCATCGACAGTTCAAAAGAATAGTGCAAAAACAAAAAGATCTGAGATTATCCCTATATTATCAATTTATTTAAGAGAACAACAAAATGATTAAGATAATGGAAGGTATCAATAATTTAGGTGCTACTTGTGCTATAAATAGTCTTATTCAAATGATTTGCAGAAATGACAAATTAAGGACTATTATTTTAAATGCAAATGTGAATGAGGGAACTTTGACATCGGAATTAAAAGAAGTTCTTCATTTGATTCATAATGAAAAGAAATCATTGACTCCCAATAAATTTATAAATAATTTTTATCTAATTTTCAAAGGAATTTTTAATAGATTTGAACAAATTGATATCAATGAATTATGGTTATATATGATTGATAAGATTCACGAAGAAACCAGTTATAAATTAAATATAGATAATAGTGATAGCAAAGATATATATCAATCAACAATTAATACTTTCAATAATAATAAAACGAGTGGTTTATTGGAATTAGTGCAAGGATCATTTATAAATGTAATTAGTTGTTCAAATTGTAATCATAAATCGCATTCATTCGAACCTTTTATAACATTGGCGGTGGATATTCAGGAAAATAAAACAATTGCTGATTTGATATTTGGGACAATGACTGATGAAAATAGAGAAAGAGATGAATGGAAATGTGAGAATTGCAATGGTAATCATAATTATATGAAAATGAAACGGATTTGGAAATTTCCCGAAATTTTAGTAATTTCTTTAAATCGCTTCAAAGATATTTATAATAAAGATAATTCAGAAGTTTTTGTTAATGAAAAACTCAATTTTATTATAGATGATACTAATCATTATAATTAT